ATTTTGAGGATTTGTTCTGGTGATGGTACTGATGCTGATATATGAAGAAGTGAAATTTTGGCAGTATTATTTACATTTGATCCAGAACTTATTGTTAAAGGAGCAAAACCAGAAGATGTAAAATTAGTATTTGCAGAAGTAATATGTCTTGTCATAAAAACACCATTTCTATAAATTAACCACCCAACTCCAAACATACGAATAGCGTTCCATTTTGTCCATGTTAAAGGTGATGTAGAACCTTGAGTAACTGCCCAAGTATTCCATGCACCATTTACTAATTCTACTGTATATGAGTCATATACATTGTTGGCAAAATATAATCCCCAACCAGTTCCAACATTTGGAAATCTACCGATCCAAACTTCATTTTGACTACCTGGATTATATGACCAGAAAGATACGTGAAAATTATTAGTACCAAAATCTAGTGCAGAATTATAAGGTTGTTGTAAATAATTAATATTTTCTCGAAAATTACTATAAGCAACCAAATCTGCACCAGTTGCAACCACAGATTTAGTGATTGTTCCATAAACTGCAAGACCTCTATTGTTTACACTTCTATCCAATTCCTGTACTGGTTTTAATGAAATATTATCAAACGTCCATGTATATACTGCGGGGCTAGGAAATACAAATCCAACTATAGTATTGCCAGCAGGAATAAGTATACTATACGTTCTAGGAGATCTAGACGCCCCGTAAGAGGGATTTGACCACCCACCAATTGTATCAGTTACATATCCAGTTGCAGGTGCAGCATAGATTCCAAACTCACTTAGATTGCTAGCTCCTACGAATTGGAATGTAAAATAATGTGGTTTTGTGATATCCGATATTATAATATAAAATTCACAGTAATAATTTGATGTATTAGAAGTAACTACTAATTGATTCGATACTACAGAAAGTGAACAATTATTAATATTAAAGTAAGAACTTAAAGTTCCATTTGAGAAATTCCCATTTGTAACCAGTTCAGTCCCAGTCGCACTTGCAGTGCTTGTATCACTCAACCACGCACCTTTGATGTTTCCATGCATCCATCCAGTATTATATGAAGTTGTTGCATATGCAACCATTCCATTACTACCGTCAGTGGCACTGTCAGTTGTATTTTCGTATAGGATAGTTAATCCAAGTGGTGATGCATGATAAAAAGTATCAGAAGATGAAACTGAACCATTTGAGTTGGGGTTTAATAAGAATAGTTTATCAAATGTAAGATTTCTTCCGTACCTTCTATTATTTCCCCATGTTACATCCGTTGTGTTTGAAACTGGTATTGGGTTTATTCTAGTTCCAAAAGATGCGTAATTATATATAACATTATTTTTATGAATAAAAGATGTAGATCTTGCCAGTGTACCACTAATGCTGGCAACCATTCCATCATCCTTAATAACACTAACACCGCCATTAGTCGCAACAGCAATCGTAGGAACTGGGAGACCAGTAGAAGGATCTATGGGTGCGTTTGGTAGCACAGTCATTGCTACGTCGTTGATTCTACTATCAATAATTAAATAACCCTGCCCAGAAGATGCTTGTGATGCATATCCTTTACTACTATTTCTATCTGCAATATTTCCTAACCACAATCCTCCCTCAGTAGTATGAGGGTCCATCCTTACAACTTTTTCACTGATAAAATTAATGACTGGAGAACCATAAGTATCAGTACTTTGATATTGACCTCCTACCAAGATACCATTTAAAGCATAAATCGAAGAATTAACAACAGTTTGAGCATTGAATATAGATACTCCAGACATACCATAACCAGAGGATACAAAGATCATCCACATTGGCATATCTGGATCGTCGGCGTCGTAGATAGTTACCTTATCGCTTTGTGCAACAATCACAGCAACTGCAGGAAAATCTTTACGACTTCCACGAGTTGCAGTATTTAATGTTTCATTATACCAAGAAGTGTGCTGAGTTCTCTTTCTCCAAGCACCACCATCAGAATCTTTTCTTGTATCATAGACAAAGACATCAACTGCAGTATCGGTAATTGTAGAGCTGATACTAGCAACGTTAATTTCTCCAAGGGAACCGTAAATTGCCATATTAGTTTACCTCTTGAAGTACGAACTTGTATTTCTTTCCATTCCTTCTATTTATCAGGAACAAATCATTCTCACCTTCTTGAATAGTATATTGACCCCAAGTACCATCTACATCATTTGAAGAACCTTCATTAGACAGTTGAATGTCAGCAGAGTAGATGTTTGCCCAGCGTTTTGTAGAAGAACCTAAATTATATGCATTATCTGTTCCAGGCTCTACATTATTAGCTCCAGTGATTACTAAAGTTGTATTATTATTTTTTCCAATATAAAATCTATCATTTGGGTTGTCATGTAACAATCTAAAATAATTAGATGTAGAAACACCAATATCTATATAAGGATATCCACCGTCAAATAATCTAAATTTACCTGTTACTTCTAATTTCTCTGCTGGATTTGTGGTTCCGATACCAAGATTACCAGAAACATAAGCAGAACCAGTTACCTGAAGTCTTTGTGATGCTGTTCCTGTAGAAGTTCCAGATCCTATCAGTATTGGACCATTCGTAAATGTAGAGATACCAGAAGCATTCACTTCAGTAACACTAATACTTGGACTACCTGATAATCCAAAAGAAGTTGTAGCAAAAGATGTTGTGGATGCTGTTCCTGTTAAATTTGCAGTGATTGTTCCTGCACTAAAATTACCAGAACCATCACGAGCAACAATTGCTGATGCTGTATTTAAATTAGTTGCAGTCGTAGCAGTATTGCTAACTTTACCAGCAGTACTTATGGTTGCTAATTTAGTATCAGCAATTGCAGCACTAGCATTTATATCAGCATCAACAATAACTCCAGAAGCAATTGAAGTTACAGTTCCATTAGAAGTTATATCACCAGTAAGATTTGGTATATTAGTTGTAGAGGTAGCTGTTCCTGTTAAATTACCTACAAAACTTGATGCTGTGACTATTCCAGAAACATTAAGATTTGATATAACAACATTTCCTGTCGTATCAATACCAGCACCAGCAATTTTTGTAAATGCCACTATTTTTCAATACTTTTGAGTTATTTATAAAAATGAAGAAGGAAATTAAAAAAGTTTTTTATCAGCATCAAGGTATTTTTATCTATAATTTTTTTGTAAATATTATTTCTTATACAAATCGAAGATATTCAAATGGGAATGTGTATTATAAAAATGGATTTGAGAATATTAGAGTTAATAGTCCTTCCTATTATTGTATTGATGAAAATTATAATAAAAGATACAATCGTAATAACATAACCCTTATGTTGTTTTTTGCGTTCCTCACTTTCTGTAAATATGTGTGGTCTTGTATATAAAATGTTGCATAAAAAAAGGAGAGGTTTTACCCTCCCCCGATTATAAGTTTTATATTATACTTACATTAAGTTGTCAACGCGTACACGACGATAGTAACGATTCGCATTAGCAAGAAGACGACCAGATCCTTGAGTAGTACCTTCAGCGAATGGATTAGCAACCATACCATAACGAGTCTTAAATCCAATTTTTGGTTGGAAGGTATTCTCACCAACGGCACGTACCATTTGGAGAGGAACATAAGGACAATAGAAGAGACCAGCATCATAAGGGGAAGAACCCTTATATCCTACAACGTAATACTGATTGGCAGATACGTTAGCAGCATATGGGTCAATATAAACACGATACTTACCTTGAAGAACACCAGCAAAGGTATTTCCAGTATCGTCAACATTCAAGTTAGCATTGAGTGCTGGGGTGTAATCAAGAACACCAGCCATAGTCAGTGCTGAAGCAACATCTGCAGAGCAGAGAATCATATTGCCCTTTCCTCTACGAGTTCTTTGTGCGATTGCGTTTGCATCGCGCTCGATTTGGAAAAGAAGACCCTTAAACTTCTCAACAGACCAACGACCATTAGAATCGACATCAAGATCAAAAATACCAGCAGTTGCAGTGTTTACTGCAGCACCTTGCTCAGCAATCTTATAGATGGTACGAATAACTTCGCGGTTGATTTCGGCAAGAATCTCTGTTGAAAGAATATTTGCCAATTCTGCTTCAGCATTCAATCCATGAATTGCTTTCAAATCTTGTGCCAATTCTAAACTGTATTCTGCCTTGAGTGCTCTGGACTTTGCAGTCACAGTAACTTTCTCAATGCTGAATGCCATTTCATTAAACTGATCACCAGCACCGGCCCCAAGATTCTCAGCATCTCCTGTAACCATACCTTGACCAGTTGCATAGGTATTAGTTGCAGCAGTTCCTACCGGATTGAGAAGACCAGGATTAGAACCTGCAGGATTGGAAGTAGTACCGAAACCAGCAGCACCATCGGTGAAACCAGAAGTAAGATTAAAACCAGAATCTTGACCAGCAAATGATGTATCTGCTTCGTTAAAGAGTGCTTCGGTTCCTGACTGATTAGTATAACGTGAACGCATTGCAAAAATGAGTCCAGTAGGACCATTCATTGGTTGTACACCAGCAAGGTCATATGCGACCAGATTTGGCATAGAACGACGAATGAGTGAAATTAATACTGGATCAAAACCTGCTACAGGACCAGTAGCAGTAGCATTTCCAGAAAAACCACCAGACCCTGCGGCCATTGTTGGTGCTTCATAAAGGAATTGATTTTCTTCTCTTAAAAATTTTTCTTGGTTTTCTAACAGAACAGCGGTTACCATTTTGCGGTGCGAGTCTTTGATCGAATCAAGACCCTCATAATCAAGAAGTGGTGCCCACTTATCCTGCAGACGTTCTCCATCGAACATTTGCATTTGTTTTACCTCTTTTGGGAAATTGTTAGTTTGATTTATAATTTAAAAATCACTTTTTAGAAACTCGGCTCAAAGTCTGAAGATAAGATCCCATTGTTCCAGAGATATTTTCACCGTAATTCATTTCTTCAGATAATAGTTCCGAATGATCTCTTTGAGTGCTAGTATTTCTTGGGAAATAAGACTCTCTCAATGTTACTAGTTTCTCACGATAGTTTTCTTCACTTTCAAACTCAACACTTTCAGATAAGGAAGCGAGTTTATCTTTCTGTAAGGTTGATAAACCTTCAGAAATTTCACTAAAAATTACATTAGCAACCGATTCTGCTAGTCTTTGATTTAGAGCAATGTTTCTACTAATTTGCTCGTTGAGTTTTGATTCCATTTCATCAAGTTTATCTACCATACTCTCAAGTACATCATATTTTTCCTCAGGGATTGATACATAATGATCTTCAAAAAGATTCTTCATTCCTTGAAGGAATGATTCCGTCATTTCAGTTTTAATGCCTTGTTCCACAACAAGAGCATTTTCCTGTAACCATTCGTCGGCTACATACTCAAGATAAGCATCAACTCTTTCTACAATTTGTTCTTTGATTATATTTACTTCCTCTAAAAGTTCTTCTTCATAACGATTCTCTAATGATTCGTAAATTTCAGAAATTTTAGAGTTAATTGCTGTTTCAAAAATAAGTTTTGCTTTATCTCTAAATTCTTCTGAAAGGTCTTCACCTTCAAGAAGAGCATTTACATCCTCTTCAATGTCGATCGACTCTTTCACCTTTTTTCTTTTAGATTTACCCTCATTTTCATCATCTTCTTCATCATCATTTTCTTCATCTTCATCATCATTTTCTTCATCTTCATCATCTTCATCTTCTTTTTTCATTTTATGATTTTCTTCCATTTTTCTATGACGAGAAGATTTTTTCTTTTCGTTTTCTTCTTCTTGATCGTATTCTTCATCCTCTTCAGTTTCTTCTTTTTTTGATCCAGAAGAAAGAGTTTGCATCGAATCGGGTGCCTTTGCTCCTTTATTTACAACATCCTTAACTTGTTTAAGTGATACTCCTGGAGTTCTAAGTTTTGAAGAATCATCATCCGAACGATAATTTTCAGGAGTAGGACCACCAAGGTCTTCCCAACTACCAGTTTGCCCAGGAGCAATACCTGTGCTTAATTTTTGCATTGGTTCTGCTGCCTGTGCGTTTGCATTTACGGCAGTTCGAGATTGGGTTGTGCCTGTTTCCATTTCTTGTAAGTTTTTACCACGGGACATTTGAACTCTCCGATTTACCTATATTAAATCTATATTTATTTATAATTTAAATATTTGAAAGAAATTCTTTAAATAGATTAATTTTATGTTCATCGAGAATTCTTTTATCTACAAGAGTATTAATTCTCTTATATGTTTTTGTTGCTGCTTTTTCTATGAGTATTCCACCGTTCCAATACCACTCTTTTCCCTCCATAATACCTTGAATGAAAGCATCCGGAGCAGAGGGATCTGCAACAATATCAGCAGCAGTAGCCAACATAAAATCTTCGCCAACCAAAGAATATCCATCGTTAGTTCTAATTAATGAACCCACACCACGAGATGAAACTCCAAGTGTTACACCTTCACCAATTAATGATTGAGCAATTTTACCCATTGGTGTAGAAAGAAGTTGTGCTTTTCCTCTAAAATTATTTCCTTCACGAACTAATGAAATGATTTTATGAGAAACACGATCAAGATTTACTGTTGGGCCATCTGGATGTCCCAATTCTCCAAGAGCACGACCTTTACAAATAAAATTTTCATTATAACGAGCAACTTCTCTTTCCAGTGTCTTCATTTCATAAAGTCTTTTATTTCTATTTGGAAGATTTGCTTGAAGAAAAACTCCTTCAATAAACATTTTTTTAGCAGCACCTCTTCCTTCAGTTATAAATTTGACTTTTTGTGCTTCTTCTGTGATGAGTTTCATTTTCTTATGCCTGTGATGCGATTTGAACTTCTGCAATATGCAAATGTGTATTATTTGACTCTCCGTATCCTTCTACCTTTACACATCTAGATACAGTTGCATTTGTAACTGTAATCACTCCAACAATTGAACTAGTATTTGCATCAACAATCATTGAATTTTCATTTGGATTAATACTTGATACTAATACAAATGAAGTATTCAACCCAGATGGTTGAGCTGAGAGAATACTTATTCTATCTCCAACAGAAAAAGGAACTCCTGTATTTTCATTAAAAGTAATTGTAGTACTAGTACCAGTTGTGATACCTAATATTTTTTGCCTAGCAACTCTAAATTTTAAAATTTCACTCGTATTTTGTGGTATTAAAAAACTACTTTCACTATTTGCGATTCCAGTGTTTATACCTTCTACTACATGAACTTGAATGTTTCCGCCAGAAGCAGTTAATCTTAAATAACCAGATTGTAAATTAATTACTCCACTTGTAGCAATTCCATTATTTGGAGGTGCTATTGCAGTAATATTTTGTACAATTTTTAAAGCCATTAGTTTTCCTCATCATCTTCATAATCATCATCATTAAAATCATCTTCATTATCATCTTCATAATCTTCCGTATCCTCTTCATCAAAAAGACTTGAAGCAACATAAGGTGTTGCTGTATTTATTCTTTCTGTACTTTTTGCAAAAAGAATATTCTTAATTGCATCTGAAATTTTTGAAGGAGAATCGTCAGAAACAATCATATCTACTAAATCGTCCATAGTGTTATAATATATAATAACTATAAACTATTTATATCTCTCCGCCTTTCGGCATTTCGACTTCTGTTGCTTTTTCTGATTTTGATAAATCTGGTTCCATTATCGGTTGACCTAAATCCATTCCTTTTTGTGGTGCTTTCTCTCCTTCTATTGGCATTTCAGTATTTGGATCAGTTGCTTGTGTTGGGTCTGGTAATATTCCATCTTTGATTTCTTTTTTAATCTGCTCATCAATTTCTTTCATTTCTGTATCAGATTGTTTTAATACTTTATTTCTAATATATTCTGCTGAAAAATATCTACCAAGATATGGTTCCATCGCAGCAACTACTCCAAGTTGATCATTTAGTAATTCATTATTTTTTAAATCGGAAAAATGATTATCATATACAAAATCATATTGGATATGTTCTTTTAATGTTTCCCAATCTTGTGGAGTTACAATATTTTTAAGAATTAATTGAGTTTTTAACATATCGTTAAAAACTTCAGAAAATCTTTTTCTTAGTCTCCCTACAAATTTAGTAAATTTAAGTTCATCTCTTAATATTTCAGAAGAACGTCCAAGATTAAAACCACCACCACCAATATCAATTCTACTTGATGGTACATTTAATGATTTATATAATTTTTTTTGAAAATATTCAATATCTGCAAGTTCTCCAAGATTTTGGCCTCCAGGAAGAGTTGTAATTTCTGTACCTCGTCCTCCTTCACGACGTGGTAACCAATAATCTTCAAGCATTGCCATATATTTACGATCATCACGAATTTCTCCTGTATCTGCATTATAAACTAATTTATTACGATAACGATTCATTATATCACGAAGATATTGCTCTGCTTTAATTTTAGGAAGATTTCCAACATCAATATAAAATATTCTTCTTTCTGGGGCGCGTGAAAGACGGTAAATTACCAAAGAATCTTCAATCATACGAAGTTGATTGAGTGCTTTAATTGCCTTGTGTAGATATGAAAGAATAGATTGTTTATTGCGATCAACTAATCCTGATGTAACAAAGGTAATTGCGTCCTTTGCTATTTTTACACTTTTGGAATCATTACGAAACGAGATAGCACCTCCAGTTCCTATCGAAGCATTTGGATCGTATAAATAATACTCTTCAATTTTTGGTGCTTGATGTATTTCTAATGAATCTTTTCCTTTATTTAATGAAGTTATAAAATTTGCATTTGATCCAGATAACTCTGCTTTACGAATAAATTTAATTTTTAGTGGATCTATATATCTTATTTCTTGAATACCATCGGAAGGATTATTAAAATCAATAACTTTATGATAAAAAATTCTTCCATCTATATACCAATTTCTAAAAATTTCGTGAGATTTTCTATCAAAATCCATAATTTCTTTGATAGATTTAAATTCATCACGAATAATTTGTTTTAATTTATTTGATGCATTTAGATTTGAAAGTTCAATCTCTACTGGAGAGTCATTCAAATCCGATACAATTGCTTCATTTACTATATCTTCAATTGCACTATCACATTCGGGATGAAGTGCCATCTCACGATATCTTTTTATTAGGTCTTGTTCGTTTTTATATACACCTTCGATATCTACATACTGCCCATAAAATCCACTTTGTACATAATAATCAGATTTATCTTCTTCATTAGAAGGAACTGGAGAAATAAGTTTTTTGGACTTATTTTCTCCAGTATCTTGTATTTTGAATCCAAATAATTTAGCCATCAATACATCAATTAGTTTCTACTATTTAGGAACCAGTTCCGAGTTGAGTATTTCCTGTAGGATCGAGAGCATCCCACCATTGAACTTGAAGATCCACAGTAAACTCTTGATACGTATCTGAACTATCGTATGACAAATCAATTGCACTCACCGAAGTTGGAAATGTACCATAAAATTGATATGCTTTTAAAACTGGTATTTTTGCTTCTGTTGTTGGAACAAGTCCATTCGCTTTTCCTCTACCAAATTGTTTGACTATCATATCTTTTTGATAATCTGTTGGATTCGTTTTTCCTGCAGCATCTTCGTGTTTGTTAATGAGATTCATCCATCTCTCAAATGCATTGCGAATTGAAAAATCAGTATCATTAATTACAGTAATCGTCCAAGGATCAAATGTACGATCTCCTGCCATTTTGAGGTTTCTTCCTCTAAATGGGATATCAATAATACCCAAAGTAGATGCAGGAAGATTTGCTCCTTTTACTAAAAATCTTGTCTTATCGGAAAGAGCATCATCAGTAACTCCTTCTGGTAAACAATCTGCTGGAAAATAAAGTTCACATTCAAATAAATTCGATCTTACTCCACCTCCAGACATCCTTCCCTTGAAATTTTCAAGAGTTCTGTCTTTTACGCTTGGTATGTTTAAATTGGCCATCTTAGAATTCCTCTATTAGATTAAACATTTCCTACTACTTCTTCAAAACTTACACCTGTGCGAGTAGCAACAAAGGTAAGTCCGATAAAGTTAATAGATCTTGCGGGTTTAACGAAAATGTCAGCTTTAAATTGATTTGAATCAATAATATCTGGAGTATTATTAGTTTCGTCGCAAATAACTACAAAATCAGAAATACCTCTTTTTGCTTTCACATCACGAAGATATGGTTCAACGATATTTATGAAATTAGATCTTGTGATTACATCATTAAATTCGAAAAGTTGTGCTCGTGCCGACCTTTCAATTGTTGCTTCGATAGTAAGAAATAAACGACGAACATTAATTCTATCAAATGCAGAAGCATAAGAGAGTGCAGTTTTATCACCAAATAAAATAATTCCAGCACCTGGTGAAAAAATAATTGGATTGATTCTCTTTGGGTATAAAAGATCTCTTTGCGATTGTGATGGATTGTATGCTAATTTAATTGCGTTGGATATTGTTCCTCTTGATGATCCAGCAGGTGAAAACCAAGGAAACTGGTTTATCGATGTTCTTGCCATCAATCCAGCAACATCTGCATTACAGGGAATGTATCTAAATGTGTTATTAAATCTATCGTACATATACTTATACCCACTATCAAATATAGCATATGAAGATGAAGTAATTGGATCAAAGAAATCGATAATGTTATTGGTTTGTATATTAGTATCTGTGATATTCACAACACCAGACCTATGAGGAGAAATTACTGCAATACAATCCTTTCTCTCTTCGGCAATTGAAATCAAAGAATTTGCTTTTGCTTGCGATTCGAAAATTGATGATCCACCAGATGGACCACAAATTAAATAGTCAATTGAATATTCTGCAGGATTTCTAAAAACTTCATAAGATGAAACTATATCAGCTAAGGTCGAATTCATTCCACCAGCATTACTATAATTTAATCCTCCAAGTAAATTATAAGTACTATTTCCTATTCCCGCAAAAGAAACTCCTTGAGTTAATGTTCCCCAATTTCCAGTTGGTGTATTTGTATATCCAGTAAGTGTTGTGAAATTAGTTGCAGACCCAGTGGGAGCAAATCCAGCAAAAATATAATTAGATCTATCTGCAATAATATCTTTATAATATATTGATTCGGACGGAGATATTTTTCCATCAAGAGATTTTGAGAGATTTATGTATTTTTCTACAATGTTTCCTGCAACACCAGTTACTGAACCAGTATCGTCTACAACTGCAATATGAATTTCATCATTTCTAGAATTTCTTTCTAATGCATATTGTGATGTTGATGGTCTTTCGGCAATTGATTTCCAATATACCGTAGAATTTGTTAAACCCAAAGTTTGTTGATTATACCAATCAGTGACCGTAATTGGTGAACTTCCACTTGAGGCAAAATTAAATGCAGTTCCCGCAGGAACCAAAGAAACAAACTCAACATTCGTTCCAACTCCAACAGAAGCTGAATCTATTAAAATTGTATTTTGACTTTGATTACCTCCGTTAATATTTGTCGTTCCAATTCCAGTAATTGTAGATTCATTCACAATTCCCGCTGTAATAGTTCTAATTTTATAACTTGCCAAAACACCAAGATTAGGAAGATCTTGCGATAATGAAATTGGATTAATAATAGTAGATCCAGAACCAATTGAACCAAAAAATCTATTTGCTTCAATTGAAGTAGAGACTCCTGATGTATTTTTTATAATATAAGATCCAGTTTGAGATGGAAATGAATTTACACTATTTTGAGAATACGATACAATACTAGAAAGTCCAGACGAATTATCGTATCTATCTGTAACTTTTACATCGATATTTTGATTTCCAATTTTTGTGATGATACCTCTCAAATAACCAGTAACTACCGAAGCAGTTCCAACACCAGCAACTGTTGTATTTACTCCAACAGTAATTCCAAATCCAACAGATAATCCAAAAGTTCCGATTGCAATTCTTTGATCCGCAGCAGCATCAATTACACATACTTTTAAATTATTTGCCCAGGATCCTGCTGTTTTTGCTGCATAATGCCAACTCGTTGCTGTAGAATAATTATTCGTATAATCTTCGTATGATTTAATTTTAACTGTAGTAGATCCTGCACTAACTCCAGAATTTGAATTATTTAATGTTGTTCCATCAGTTCTTACAACTCTTAGAATTCCGCCATAAGAAAGATATGATGATGCACTCATCCAATATTCATATTGAGAATCGGTAGATAATGGTTTTCCAAAATACTTTAGTAAATCTTGTTCAGTTTCTACTAAAATTGGGTAATTTATTGGACCTTTTTCAAAGGGACCAACAATTGCTCCGACTTGATCATTTATACCATCAATTCTTCCGATTGTTAAATCGACTTCTCTTACCTTAACCCCAGGAGATACTAAATTTAACGACATGCCTTTCCCTCTGAAGAATCTTCATTTGTCTAATAGTATTTATAAATTATCAATTTTATCTATATTCCCACATATATGATACATCACCATATTCATCAGTAAACCACCTGTCTCCATTATTATCCACAAATGTTTTTTCGTTTTCAATTCCATCAACAATAAATCCAAATGGGGACATATCTTGCTCTATTTGTTCTTTTTGTTCTTCGTATATTCTTTTACGAACATCATTCTCAGTCATTTCTTTGAAATACTCTTGAACAATCAACCAAGAAAAGATAACTAAACACATTACCAAGTCATCATTACAACCTTCTTCTGCTTCAAACGATTGATTTTTTTGAATAAATGTTGTGAGTTCACTAATAATTTCATAATCATTAAAAACTAATTTATCATCTTCGATAATGGTTTTTAAATTTGAACATCCAACTCTTTTTACAGTTTTAGACATTTTAACTCCCAATTGAGTTTTTTTCCCAGAAAACCCTTGCCCAACAAGTTGTCCTGCTCTTCCTCTCATTGCACACATTAGAATATTATCATACTCTAAATCAAAATGAAGAATACTTGTAACTTGTTCTCCTATATCATTTACTTCTGCTAGTACAAATGATTTGTTATATGCCTTTGCTACATCCATAATTATATTTGGAAATAGTATTGGCTTAACTTCATTATTTCTATATTTTGCTACTATTTTATAAGGAAATGATGTTATATCGAAAACAACAAATGCAGAGTAATCGTTATTTAATCCTCTTGATACATCTACTGTCATTATATAAGTATGTTCTTCTTTTGGTTCTTCATATACATCTAAACCAGCACTTTTTTTGATTGGTTCATCATAAACTAAAGTTTTTATTTTTGCTGGATTAATTAAAGTTCCAACAGAACCCAAAAATTCACATAAAAATTCTACAGCAAATTGTTGCTCACTTGTATTTTCAATTGTTTGTTTTTTCCACAATTCATCTCTCCCTGGAACTTCAGTCCAATGAACTTCGGTTGGAATATATTGATTTTTTCCTCTTTCTGCATCGTGCCAAATTTTATAAAAATGGTTCATTCCGTGAGGAGTAGAAACAATAATCAATTTAGTTGATTTTCCGGATGATATTGTTGGATAAACAGAACTGAAAAATTCATCAGCAATGTGATTTGGAACGAAGGCAAATTCGTCCAAAAATATAATATTGTAAGATCCACCACGAACGGCAGATGCTGATGTAGATGCTGCTATAATTTTTGATCCATTTTCTAATTCTAATGAACCTTTATTCCATATCAGAACACCTTGCTGCATCCATTTAGGAAGATTTTCGTATGCTAATTGAAGTCTTCCAAGAAGGTCTCTAGCAGTAGACGCTTTATTAGCAAGAATCGCAATATTGACGTTATCATTAAATATTGCGTAATGAAGCAAATAAGCAACGACAGTGGTAGATTTGCCAGATTGCCGTGGCATTTTGCAGACGTTAAATCTGTTATCATGGAAGTTCCTAATAAGTTTTTCTTGAAACTTATACATCTTGAAAGGCACAAGACCATGATCAAGAGAAACAATTTTTATATAGTTTTTTGCAAAGTATACTGGATCTTTTTTGCATTTTATAAATTGTTCAATATGTTCCTTACTAAATTCTATCGGCGTATTAGCCTTTTTTAGTAATGGATTGCTCAGATATTGATCTATACTCATATTTATTACATCTTAAACTCATCTAAACCAATTATTTTTAATGTCTCTTGTTGCTTAAAATATAATTTTACATAACACTTACATATATTTTTCAGATATTCAATATTTTCGCAATTATCTAAATCTCTTGATAATTTTTCATATTCAAATATTTTATTTAAATTTTCTAATTCGATAAGATTTGGGTCCATTTGTTTCTCCTGTAAATAATAGTGGTTTATTTGGATCATTTGTGGTAGGATTGAATGAAAGTATAATTGCATCTGGATATACTTTTCTAATTTCTCTAGTCACTTCACTTTTTGTTGGTCTATTAAATTGTTGAAAAAACATTTGTGTTGTAATATATTTACCTCTCCAATTAAGAAGTATAGTATATGTAGATCCACGAGATTGTATTCGTAAATAGTTTTCTTCAATATTCATCTCTTCATTTTTTGTACTATTTCCCCAATTATCAGCACCAACTCTACGGCACTTTACAAGTGCGCCAGAGGCATAGGCAGAAGGCCAAACTCTATAACGAGACTTTACTTTATGATAACAGGCATCTTTTGTTCCACTACCTTTACCTTTTTTATCTTTTGCCTCTTGAATTTCCATTGTTTCTTTTAATCCTGGTTCTGGTTTTACATAATCTTTGCTCTTTCTTCCTTTAGCAAAGGTTGGAACATTCGTTGGTTTTGCTGCTTTAGACTTTTGTGGTTGTTTCGAATCTTTTTGACGTTTACGACGAATAGCGGATTGAATTATAGATTCTCCTCTTTTGCCTTTTCTTTTTAATGCAGCAAGTCTTGCACTACTAAAACATTTTGGAGTTTTTGTTTCTCCAGGTTCATTTGCACATGGAGAACCATCTGCCTGAACCCATCCTTTTACTCTTTTTCCAGATTTAGTTATTCCACTAGAACCTTGAAACCAATGATGAAGAGAACCTGCCTCATCAATATTCACATCTTTAGATTTGGACTTACCAAACCAGTCACGAAGACCTTCTTCATTCATTTCTTTTGTTTTCTCTTTCATAGAATTAATAAATTTTCTATAAATTGCTGCCTCCGATGTTTTTCCAGCTGCTTTTGCTCTCTGTTCCATGGCAATTGCTGCTTGCATTTTGTGAGCATGAGATCTTTTAGAATTTTTTATTTTGGAAATACTTTCTTTTGCAGTTTGAACATCTTTAAATCCAAGTCCATGAATAGTTCCTTTTGGGTTTTCATCAGTGTATAAATCAGAGTGTTTTTTAGATCTTGCTGGTTGTCCAGGTTTTCTTGGAATTCTTGGGTTATTTACTTCAACTTCTTCTACTTTTACGCAGTTTGGATATTTTTTACCAAACATTTTTTTCATACCTTTTTTCTTATAACCTTTCCAACAAGCTTCTCCAATTTCTTGACTATCGACATAATCAGCAGCAGTATCAATATAATCTGCTGCTTTAGTGATTTTAGATTGCACCCAAGCTTTGATATTTCCTTCACCTTCCATTTTTTTACGAAGTCTTTTTGCGGCATTTGAAATTATAGATAATTCCGAACGAGCCATAGAGTGTTCATGATCTTCTGTGGTATTACAATCTTTAGTCCCATGAGTAGGACAATATTTTCCTTTTATTGTTTTATTACATGTAGAACTTGCTTCTTCTATAAATTCTTTAAAATTTTTCATAAGAATTTTTTTAATTATTTAGAAATATCTTCTGGACTTAATCCAGTCTTAAGAAGTTTTTGTAATTCTGCAGTGGATCCAACAAAAAGCGCATTTGTAACATTCTTTGGTCCAGTTTTTTCTTCTTTTTTAAGTTCTTTTACTTTTTGATGAATATCCATCAATTTATCCGTAGAATCTGCAACACTTTTAATCAATTGTCCGAATACCTCATACGCTCTAGGTTGTTGTCCATCCTGTGCAAGTTCCAACAAACTTGTTGCTGCTTCTTGTCCTTTTTCAATTAAATTATAAAGGGTTCCACGAATATAATCATAATCCAACTCCGAGTGATCTTTATTTTTAATATTCTTTAATTCTTTTTTTGATTTCTTAATAATTTCTTTTGCAGTAATAGTTGCCTTAATATCTAAGGTTTCATCTATTTTGTCAAAATTATTTTTCATACATCAATACCTTTTGTTGGACTATAAGTTTTTCCATCACCATAATCATAACGATATTCAGTAAACCCAAAGTCATCATCTTGTTCAATTAAAGCATCATCTGCATCATTAATAATATGAATATAAGAATTTTTTGTGTGTGGTACTATTATAGTATTATCTTTACCTCTAACTACTTTGATTTCATTTTCAATAATTGACGTAATTAACATCTCTTCATCTTCAATCATTATATAATCATTTTTTGATAGTAGACTGGTATCACTTACCGTAAATTCCGTAATCTTATCATCTATATCCTGCAAAAGTATATTCGTTTGATCATTATTATAATCTCGAATAGCTCTTGGTTCAGCAACATAACGAAGTTGTCTAGATGCATTTTTGGTAATTGTATTAGTATAATAATCAACTTGAACTTTTTTGATAAGACCTTCTGTAGAATCTGGAACTGGACCAAATAAAAATGTTTTTGCTGTAAAATTTAAAGTATGAATAATAACTCTTTTTTCTTGATATCCACTTTCATAATTATCTGTAAAATTTATATTTCCTAAAATCATAGGAATATCTCTTTTTTCGCCAATTGATGATACCAAATCGATTGTTAAGTTGAACGATGGTTGAAAAAATGGAAGTATTTGTTCTATAATTTGTAAAGAGTCATCATTATATTGAGACATCACTGAAAGTTCTATTCCCAAATTATAAGGAACGGGCATAAAAAGTTTTTTTACTATTTTATTGTCTGTGTTGCTGAGTGCTTTAAATGTCTGCATAGTAGAAACTTTTCTACTACCATCGTATTGAATAGATTTCAATTCAAAAGCCATTCTTGGAAGAGTTATTGCGACTCTTTTTCTTAAATCTGGTTTTTGTTCTAATCTTGCTAAAAACTTTTCTACTGGTCCATATACAATAGGAACTTTTATAATACTATAATTTGTATCATTCTGTAATTTGTGCTTAATGTCAATATTATTAAACAAAGTACCAAAGGCAATAATTGTTTTACGAATTATTTCGTGGTAGTAGTATTGGCCTAACATAATAATACCTTTTATTAATTATTTAGATTTAATAATCTCCAAAAGGATTATCTTGACTAAAATCCAAAATTATATCTGCTTCTGACTCGATAGAAATATTATCTGCATTATCATTTAATTCATCTTGTTTGTTGATTGAATGTATCTTATAACTTGCATTTGAACCACCAAATGATGTTCCTATCCCAACAATAGTTTCTCCTACAGCAAAACTTCCACTTACTACTTTTACTTGAAGAATTCTTGTATCATAATCCCAATTATTTACGTGAGCAGTTGTTCCCGTAGAAACACCTCGCACAACCTCATTGAATACATAATTACCAGTAGAAACACCAATAGGAGATGATAGAGTTATTGTAGGGGCCTGTGTGTATCCTATACCAGCATTTATGTAACAAATTGAAGTCACAATACCAGAAGAATTGATAAATGCTTGTGCGGATGCACTTGTTACGCCAACTGAAGCAGCAGATATCGAAACAACAGGAGCAGAAGAATATTTAAGTCCTTCATCTATAATAGTAAACGGACTCAAAGAACCACTTTCAATGATTGCAGTTGCAATACCACCCGTGCCACTATTACTCTTAATTGTGACTATTGGGGGAATTGTATATCCAATTCCAGGGTTAATAATTAATATTTTATCAATTGAACTTCCGGTTTGTCCTGAACGATGAGTCATTATTGCTACTGCAGTAGCATTTATTCCTCCGGTTGGTGCTGTGGATATTGATACAATTGGTGGAGACAAATATCCAGTTCCATCATTAATTAAATCTATTCTTTCTACTGATTTTCCTCCAATTTCAGAAAGATTTGATGCAAGTTGAACTACAGCAGTTGCAGTTTCTGCATATGCATTGGTCATTTGTATAGTTTGTATATAACCAAAATCCTGAACTGATTTATCAACTTCATCAATTGAAGTTTCTATACTATCATCTGCCTCAAAATCCATTACTTCGCATCTCAATTCATAAATGTATAAATTATTTAATTGATAAAATGGTTTTTTTCCCTCTACATATTTTATTTCAAAAATTGTATTATCTAAAGGAAAATAAATTAAATCTCCTTCTTGTGGTCTAGATGATAATTCAATATTTGAATCATTAGAAAGAAAAGGTGAAATAAAATCTTCATATTTTTCTTTTGATATTACAAAGGTAACTTCGTCCGTAGTTTTGACTCCAAATTTTGATAGAATGTCACCACCACCACCAAAACCTTCATAGTTGATTAAATATGCCTCAAGTCTAAATGCATCATCAAATTTTGATGCTGTTATTTCTCTTAATACTGTTTTTTTGTTATATATTTTTCTTGGAAGATATACAACATCTTGCCCATACATTTTCAATTGCTCATTAATTAAATCTTGAATCAATCTTTGTTCACTTGCAGAACCTTGAAGAAAGTATGGGTTTAATGGGGACATTTTATCATCCTATAAGGTCCATTGGAGGAAGTTCATATTCAGTTTTTAATTGTTTTTCTGTTTCTTCTATTTCTCGAATTGCATCCTCATATATTTGTCTTCCATTTAACTGAACACCACCAGGAAGTAGCACTCCCTGAAATTTAATCATATTCTGTCCCCATTGTTTCTTAATAGTTGCAGTTAGATATTTTTTTAACCACCAATCATTATATACATCAGATGCATTTGCCGGATTCACTAACCTATAACAATCAAATATAAGATAATTAGTGGGACCCATTTGATTCCAATCAATATCTAAATATAATCTATGATTTTTTTTATTAAATCTAATTTGAATATCAGGAGTTATAATTCGACTTAAATCTTCTAAATATGTTTTAACCATTGCATAATTTAAAATATCAAGTGCTCCATAGTAATATAAATCATTTAAAAATAATTGATATTTGATGTTAAATAATCCACTTGAAATTGTACTAGAATCTACTTTAAATACATTATTTACACCAATTACATGATCTGGAAGTTGTAAAAAATTATTACTTTCTGTGTAAGAGACTGTTGTTATACCAACACTAGAATTTGCAATTGAAGTAGTGATTCCAGTTTTTATTTTATCTAATTCATTTTGTGTCAGTTGATGCTTTAGGAATACTTTTTCAATTCCATCATAATGCCTTTCATTATAATACTGAATTGCATCATCAACCAAATCTTCAATTTGATCGTCATCAACATTAATTTCAATTACCGGATATCCAAGTTTTCTTAAACAATAATCTATTAGTCCCTGACGAGATGATGGTTGAGCCATTTCTAAAAACTTGCCTCTTCGTATTTATCTTCTTCTTTTGTAATTTTTTTTGTTTTATTTTTAATTAATTCATCATACTTTTTTTGAAGTTCTAAATTATTCATTAATAATTTATTTTTTTCGGTTTCATAATCTTGAGCAAATGATTGTATTTTTGCCTCTAATAAAATGTTTTGATTTGTTAATGTTGAAATTTTTTGATGATATAGATTAACTAAAATATTTACATCAACTTCACTATTCATAATTAAAATTGCCCTCCATCTATTGTATCAGTCCAAACAGGAACATTTGAATCATCTGTTGTTAAAATATAATTTGAGGTACTTGCATATCCAACTTCTGGAGTATTAGTACTTATTAATTTTCCATTAGAATCAAAATATGCAGAACCTCTGGTGCTAATTCCAGATGATACAAAATTGAGATATAATGCTCCAATATCAAGTGTTCCTTTTGTTCCAGTTACGACACTACCATTAATAGTAGCATCTTGAATATAAGTGAAATAACCAGTGCTATCTTTATATCCAAAAAACCCTTTCTTATTATTTGCTATACCTGAGCTTGTATTGTAATCAAATGAAATACCTCTATCGGTATTCGTATCAAAAGCATGTATAAACGTTAATTGTGTAGTTGAAGAAATACCAGCAGTTGTTGTACCAGCAATTGAAACTATTTTAGTTCCAGTATTATAAGAAACAATAGTTCTATCGCCACTACTTGCAGGCAATCCTGCGATACCTATATTGCTTATTACATCGCCGGTATTGATTCCTACAACAGAATCTATTGAAATTTGATTTGTTCCTACTCCAACGGATGACATTACAGTTCTAATACTTGTAACATCACCAATGTTAAATATTACTTCATTTACACTTACATTATTTGAATTTACAGTAGTTGTAGTACCATCTATTTGTAAATCACCCTTAATGACAACTGTACCTTCATTACTTAATCCATCGGGGTATGGATCAATATAAAGCGTATTTCCTCCACCAGACTTTGTGGAAATTACGTTTGAACTAATGCCAATATTATCAATTATTACTCCGCCAATATTAGTAAATAATCCAGACTGAGTAATACTTCCAGTAAAAGATGTAATTCCAGTAACTAAAAATAAATCACTACCAGAATCGCCTAAAGTTGTATTTCCTTGTACTGTTAGATTTCCAGTAATGGTTTGATTTGATCCTATATTTAAAATTCCACCAATAAACACATCATTCGCAATTCCAACACCACCGGCAACTCTTAATGCACCAGATGTTGTATTAGTTGCATTTGTAGTTGCAGCAATCGAAACAAAGGAAGTGTTTGGAGTGCTTTGAAAATTGACACTTGTTGTATTGGATGCTGCACCAAGATTTAATGTAGTCGCATTTGGAACACTTAAAGTTTGATTACGAATGGTTGCAATTCCAGAAGTAGCACCAACGTTAAGTGCTGTTGCAGCACCAGCAAAGTTTAGATTGGTTGCTACAGTATTATAAAGATTTTGTGTTGCTTGAGTACCAACAACTGTTGGATTACCAAAAGTTAAAGTTCCACTATTTGCACCAACATTAAGTTCTGTTGCAGCACCAAAAGCATTTACTGTTGTTGCTACAGTATTATAAAGATTTTGTGTTGCTTGAGTACCAACAACTGTTGG